TAGGACTGTCTGACGAGCTACGACTTATGGACTTGAGAAGAACAGGCGTGACCGAAATGGTTGATGCAGGTGTAGATATTAGTCAAATTATGTCTGTTACAGGACACGCAAACATTGGTTCAGTACAGCCATACATAAAAAATACGTATACGAGTGCAAATAATGCTTTGACAGCCAGAACGAATCATGTTAAAAGCATTTCAAATGCCGACACGGAAAGTGATACATTATGATAAATGATATATACAGTTTAGTGTTACAGTTAGACTTATGCAATGGAGAAACAAAGCGTATGAATTGTCCTAACTGTAATGGCTACAAAACTTTTACAGCTACAAATAATATGGGTAAGCTCGTATGGAATTGCTATAAAGTTTCGTGTTCTATCTCTGGGGGAGTCCGTGTTCAGCTTACCTCTGAAGATATTAAAAAGTCTTTAGGCTATGCTGTAAAAGAGTTGGACAATGCTGACTTTTCAATGCCAGAGTATGTAGTTCCGTACAGTGGACAGCGTGATATTACTAGATTTACAGCAAGGTTTGGCATTGACGAATGGGAGTTACACTATGATGTAAAGGACAATCGTGCTGTATTTCCTATCATAGATAATGGTTATATCGTAGATGCTGTGGGACGTTCTTTGCGAAATAGTTTACCTAAATGGAAAAAATATGGGAATAGTGGCTTGCCATACTCGTTTGGTTGTGGTAAGGTCGCTGTAATTGTTGAAGACTGCGTGAGTGCTTGCGTGGTAGGCAGGGGAGAATTTGTGGGAGTTGCTGTGTTGGGTACATCTCTTGTCGAATCACACAAAAAGTATCTCTCGCAGTTTTCGACAGTGGTTGTAGCATTAGACCCTGATGCACTACCGAAGACAATAGCGTTCAGTAAAGAGTTAAGAGGGCATGTGGACGAGGTAAAAGTTTTACGTTTGACAGATGACTTGAAGTATCAAAATAAAGTTGACATGGAAAATTTAGCAAGAATAGGAGATACATCATGGAATTAAGTTTAGTCAGAAGTCTTATGGACAGGAGCTTTTACGAAGAACACAGAGGTGCTAGATGTCCAGACAGATTGTTTAGTAAAGATGTACGAAAGATTAAGACAGCCGTAGATAAAGCAATGTACAACTATGAGCGTACAGTAACACCAGACGAGATAGAAGCATTATTTATGGCAAACAATCCGACACTCACTACTGCACAGAAAGGTGCATACAGTGATTTGTTTAAGAAGATAAAGCAAGAACAACCTCTAGGAAGTGACGTAGCACAGGAAGTCTTGTCAAAGTTATTCCAACAAGTTGTAGGCGAGGATATAGCGAATCTAGGATTTGATTATGTGAATGGTACACAGAGTAATCTTGAGCCGTTGCGTAATATTTTAGAGAGCTATGGTGATGACTTCACACCTAACCTCAACATAGAGTGGGATAATATGGACGTAGACACTTTGTTACAAAAGAATGATATGGAAGCACGTTGGGCATTTAACATTCCATCACTTACTAGAGCCGTTGAGGGTGTCAACGATGGACACCTGATTGAAGTGGGTGCTAGACCTAACACAGGTAAAACGTCTTTTCATGCGAGTTTGATTGCAGGAGTAAATGGTTTTGCAAGGCAGGGTGCTAAATGCATTGTGCTTTGTAATGAAGAGGGCAGTCATCGTGTGGGTCTACGCTACCTCACTTCGGCTACTGGTATGGATAAGTACCAGATAAAGGAGAACCCTAGTAAAGCAAAGGAGTTGTATGCACCCATCCAAAAGAATGTCAAGCTACGTGATGCCACTGGCAAGGATATGTCTTGGGTTGAGAGTGTATGCAAGTCGTATCAGCCTGACGTAGTTGTTTTGGATATGGGTGATAAGTTTGCTAAAACTGGTGGGTTTGCTAGGACAGACGAAGCTCTCAAAGCAAATGCTGTCCATGCTCGTATGATTGCCAAGCAACATAAGTGTGCCATATTCTACATGTCGCAGTTGTCTGCCGAAGCAGAAGGCAAGGTTGTACTTAACCAAGCTATGATGGAAGGTAGTCGTACAGGAAAAGCGGCAGAAGCCGATTTGATGATTTTAATTGCGAAAGATGCTCCTGTAAATAACAAGAGTGGTAATGACGATGGTGGGGAAGAAAGTACACTGCGACATATCAATGTAGTTAAGAATAAGTTATCAGGTTGGCATGGTCGCATCGTGTGTGATTTAGATTACAAAACAGCGAGGTACACAGCATGAACCAATTAGATTTATTTCTATCAGAGAAAACTAAAATAGACCAATCTATTAAAGACATATCTGAAGTTCCTATTTACTTTGGTGATAAAGGACAAAGAAGAAAAGACTTAAACAGAACCTCTGACTTTATAAAAAGACTACGAAAAGGAAAATACACTGTGTATTCCACTGGTGGTACACATCTACTTCCAAAGTATGAGGGCAGAGAGGACTTTCCATATCTAATAAACAATGATACGGACAAGGTGTTGCGTCCTAGCTTTAGTCGTGCTGTTTACCCTTGCTATAGATTATACGATGATGACAGGCAAGGTTGTTCTATATATAGCCACAGAATATTTGGTATGGCTTTTGTATACAATGACTTGCCTTTCGATAATTATAATCTAGATCATATAAATGAAGATAAATTAGACTATGCTATAGACAACTTGCGTTGGGTGTCCGTATCTGATAATATGAAAGCTATAAAAAATAGTGCGAAGGCAAAGAACAGTAAGTTTAAAATATATTCTAGCGAAAATTATGTGTGAGGTAATATGAAATTAATATTAGATGTAGAGAATACAGTAACAAAAAGAAATGGTCGGATGCACCTTGACCCATTTGAGAAGAACAACTCTCTTGTGATGGTGGGTATGAAAGGAGACTTCGGTGAAAAGATAATTACATTTGACCACAGCGAATCAGAGCCGACACCAAATGGCACAGGCATAGTTCAAGATATGCTAGACAACACGACTGTTCTGGTCTGTCACAATGTGGCACACGATCTTGTCTGGTTATGGGAGTCAGGTTTCAAGTATGATGGAGTAGTCTTCGATACTATGTTGGGTGACTATGTATTACAGAGAGGACAGAAGAAACCATTGTCTCTGGAAATGTGTGCAGAAAGATACGAGCTTGACACAAAGAAGCAAGACACTTTGAAAGAATACTTTAAGAAAGATTATTCTGTTCGTGATATACCTCACGGTGAATTAGCAGAGTATCTAGCTTACGACTTACGTGCTACAGATCAGTTGGCAGACAAACTTTTCGAAAGGCTGTCTGGTGCAGATGCAGGTCTTATGAACACTGTGAGTCTAACCAATATGGTGGCTGTCTGCTTGTGTAAGATATATCGAAACGGTTTTATGGTAAACTATGTTGAGCTAGAGGAAGTTAAACAAGAGTTTGAAGCAGAGAAGAAGAAACTTATAGCTGATTTAAATGTACAGGTGCGAGAACTCATGGGGGATATTCCTATCAATCTCAATAGTCCAGAGCAGTTGTCTTGGGTTATATATAGTCGTAAACCAAAAGACAAGAATGATTGGTCAAGTTGCTTTCACAATAGAATGGAGCATAAGTCATTTAGCAAAAAGATTCGTGACAAAGCAGAGACTATATATAAGAAGAAAGCATTTAGGTGTGAGTCCTGTGAGGGCAAAGGGTTTGTGCAACGGATTCGTAAAGATGGTAAGCCATATGCCAAGATGTCAAAGTGTTCAACATGTGACAGTCAAGGATTTATATACAAGCAGGTATCGAAAGATATTGCAGGACTAAAGAGACAGCCTTGTAATGCACGATGGGTGAGTCACAGTGGATTCACAATCAATAAGGCAAACATCGAAACATTAGAGAACAAAGCAAAGAGACAAGGGGATGCTGTAGCTGAAAGATTCCTGAAGAATATACGCAGGTTGTCGGCTGTAGAAACCTATCTCTCTAGCTTTGTAGAGGGCATCGCAGACCATGTAAAGCTTGATGGTAGGCTACACGTTAGATTACTACAGCATCGCACCTCTACAGGCAGATTTAGTGGTGCAGACCCTAACATGCAGAATATGCCTAGAGGTGGTACATTCCCTGTGAAGCGAGTGTTTGTGTCTCGTTGGCAAGAAGGACAGATATTAGAGTCTGATTTTGCACAGCTAGAGTTTAGAGTTGCTACGTTTTTGTCTCAAGACAAGACAGCCATGCGAGAGATAGCAAACGGTGTAGATGTACACGCATATACAGCCAAAGTTATCTCTGATGCAGGACAGCCTATAACTCGACAAGAAGCAAAAGCACATACGTTTGCTCCTCTTTATGGTGCTACAGGTTATGGTAGGACTGTAGCAGAAGCTGAATACTACGAGCAGTTTACTGGTAAGTATGAGGGCATTGGAGCATGGCATGAGAACCTTGCAAACGAAGCTATTGAAACACTAAAGATACGCACACCATCAGGCAGAGAGTTTTCTTTTCCAGATGTGCAAAGAAAAGGCAAGAGCAAGGTTACGTATGGTACACAGATAAAGAACTACCCTGTACAGAGTTTTGCTACGGCTGACATTGTTCCTCTGGTGCTGATAAAGATCAGTGAAAAGCTAGAAAACATGCAGAGTTGTATTGTAAATTCTGTGCATGATTCCATCGTCATAGACATTCATCCTGATGAGAAAGAAGCTGTATTAAAAGTAATGCAAAATGTTAATAAAAATTTAAAAAATATAGTTGACAATCACTTCAATATAGACTTTAATGTACCTTTATTGTTAGAGTCTAAAATAGGATATAATTGGCTTGACACTAAAGATGTCTTATGATATAACTATAGATTCGTTAATTTAAAAAGGAGATAATACATGAGTACAAACATTACCACAATCGACACAGATAACTATGCAGTCATGGCTAAAGCTATGGGCATGGCTACTGACACAGGTACAAAGCAAAAAGCAAGCACACTCGCAAGGTTACGCATCAATCATTCACCTTTGATGGGGCAGTCTGAAATCAACGGAAAGAATGTAAATGTAGAAGTTGTCGAGGGTGGCACATACAAACTTGACATTCCTGATGGTGAAACATTTTATTCCACCACAGCGAAGGTTCGCCCTTTCGTACAGAGGTACATGTACAAGCGATTTGTCATGGGTACAAACGATTCCCCAAACAAATATATTAAGACTGTTATGAATGACAATCTTAATGTTGACCTCAAGGACAACGATGGTGGGTTTAACTGTGGTAAACCTGCAGGGTTCATTCAAGACTTCAAAGCTCTTGACCAATCCACACAGGATCTTATTAAGCAGATCAAGAGAGTGCGTGTTATACTAGGCACAGTTGAGTTGGTCAACCCTGTCAACGCTAGTGGGGATAGCGTGGAGTTAGGTGTTACTCCTTTCATCTGGGAAGTAGAGAACAGAGATGCCTTTAAAATACTGGGCAACTGTTTTGTAAAGCTTTCCAAGATGAAGAGACTACCACCACAGCACAACATCGAAGTGGCTACAGAGCAGAGAAAGTTACCCAATGGTAATAGTTTCTATATACCGTCTGTGTCTCTTAACCTCACAAGCATTATCAAGCTATCTGAAGAAGATCAGCAAACCTTTGCCGATTTCATGCAGTGGATTGATAATTACAATGACTACATAATCAATGCTTGGAATGAGAACTCTCGTAAGAAAGAGGACATGGATATGGACATCGTTCAAGACTTGGTAGAAACAGAGGAGATTCCATTCGAATGAACCATCCCTCTGAAATAGCTCTGCATCAGTACCTAGAAGATGCAACCAATGGCAAAACTTCTATGTCTGCTAAAACCATAGCAGGTATTAAGAAAGATATAGGAGAAGCCTTGAATCGTCAGTTTGGTAAGAAGACTAAACGCAGAGAGTTTCAAATACGTATGTCAAATGTAGGCAGACCATCTTGCCAACTCTGGTTTGAAAAGAATAGCCCAGAGAAAGCAGACCCTCTGCCTACAACATTCGTGATGAACATGATGCTTGGCGATATAGTCGAAGCTGTATTCAAAGGATTGATGAAAGAAGCTAAAGTGAAATTTAAGGATTCCGATAAGGTGTCTTTAGATCTAGGTGAAACTAAAGTAAGTGGTACATACGATTTAATACTAGATGACGCAGTTGACGATATCAAGTCTGCTTCAGATTGGTCATACAGGAATAAGTTCGAATCCTATGATACCCTTGCTGAAGAAGATCCTTTTGGTTACGTGGGGCAGTTGGCAGGTTATGCCAAGGCTTCTGGTAAGAAAGCAGGTGGTTGGTGGGTTGTAAACAAAGCCAATGGTCAGTTCAAGTATGTACCTGCAAGTAATATTGACGTAGATGAAGAAATTAAAAAGCTCAAAACAAACGTCAATGTAGTAAAGAGTAATGTGTTTAAAAGATGTTTTGAGTCTGTAGAAGAAACCTTCAGAGGTAAGGCTACAGGCAATAGGGTGTTAGGTATAACTTGTTCTTTCTGTCGATATAAAAATTCATGTTGGGAGAATTTACAAGAGCTACCTTCCCTGTTGTCCAAAGCTAAAGAGCCTAAAATTGTTTCATATGTTAGTATAGGAAAGGAGAATGTAGCATGAATGATAAATCTAACACCACACTAGATGAAATGTCTAGTGAGATTAGCGAAATGGAAAAGCAACTTATGGAGATGAAGAAAGCTTATCGTGAGAGAAAGTATGAAGGTTTGAAGATAGCAATGGATGCTAGAAAGTCTGCAGACGAAGCTCTTAATGATGAACTAAAAGCTCTTGGGCTGAAAGCCTTTCCATCTGTTAGATCTACATCTGTTTGGTGGTAAGTGTACGCTTCTTCCAAATATAAAGTAGCACGTAGGCTAGGTTTTCGTAGTGGTCTTGAAGTAAAGATCGCAGAGGAGTTGAAAGAACTCTCCATTCCATTTATATACGAAGGTATGAAGATAGAGTGGGAAGACCTAGCTTACAGAATGTATACTCCTGACTTTGTTTTGCCGAATGGTATAATCATCGAAACTAAAGGCAGGTTTACTGTGGCTGATAGGCGCAAGCATATTTTAATAAAGAAACAACATCCTAAACTAGACATTAGGTTTGTTTTCGAAAATGAAAATAGTAAGTTAAGAAAGGGTTCTAAAACTTCTTATGGCAAATGGTGTGAAAAGCATAGCTTTCTTTACTGTAATAGAGTTATACCAGAGAAATGGTTAAAGCAAAAAGGTAAGAAAGAACATCCAAAAGTTATACAGTTTAGGAATAAAAAAGTATGAATAATAAAACATTAAACTTTCTAGGATTCAAAGACGAAGAAATGTGCATACGTATATCGCCAGAGATAAAGGACGATAAATGGACAGGCAGTATAAACCTTACAGTAGATTCTTTCGATCATAGTCCGTTGAACGATGAGGATTATTTTTCTCTTATGGATTTTGTACGAATGATTCTAGCCTGTCCTGTTCTTATGGAAGAAGACGAAGAGTCAAGAAATAAACTTTGGGATATTATACAAAAAGAGATTGACCCTCCCAAAAAAAATGGTAAGGTAATAGGACGGAAAGATAATATTATTAAAATAAACTTTAACAACGAAACAGATGGGAGTGCATAATATGGCAAAATGGGAAATGAATTGTAAGGATAAAGATATGGTAAATAGTCCACCACATTATAATAAGTACGGTGTAGAATGTATTGAAGCTATTCAGTCAGCTACAGGTGAAGGATATGAGTATTATCTACAAGGTAATATAATGAAGTACCTTTGGAGATACCGATACAAGAACGGTGTGCAGGATTTAGAGAAAGCACAGTGGTATCTCAATAAGTTAATTGAAGTAAAAAAGGGTAGTAAAACTTCGACTGATGTGTTTACTAGCTTTGGTATAGAGTTGGACAATGGTTGTTAAAGTATTTCTAACATTAGATATAGATAAGGATGAATATCCTATCCCTGCTGACGGTGATCCTAGCGAAGAGATACAAGAAGCATTAGAAGAGTTTATCTATGATATTGATGGACTAAAAGTAAAACATATAAAAATAACAATGGAGAATTAATATGAATGATTATCAGAAATTTATTGCAATATCTAGATACGCTAGGTGGATAGATGAAGAGAACAGAAGGGAAACATGGGAAGAAACTGTGGATAGATACGTGTCGTATATGTCACAGAAAGTGAAGGGACATCTTCCCCTTGTACAAATTAAGGATGCTATAACTAAATTAGAAGTTATGCCCTCCATGAGAGCCTTAATGACTGCAGGGTCTGCACTTGAAAGAGACAATACAGCAGGGTATAACTGTAGCTATCTACCTGTAGATGACCCTAAATCTTTTGATGAAGCTATGTATATTCTTTTATGTGGTACTGGTGTAGGCTTCTCTGTGGAAAGAAACTACGTTAGCAAGCTACCAGACATTCCTGAAATTTTAGAAGACGTAGACACAATCATACACGTTCAAGACAGCAAAGAGGGTTGGGCAAAATCCCTGCGTAAGCTTATAGGACACTTGTACATGGGCGAAGTTCCTATGTGGGATGTTTCAAAGGTAAGACCTGCAGGTGCTAGACTCAAAGTGTTTGGTGGCAGAGCCAGTGGTCCTGCTCCTCTTGTAGATTTATTTAACTTTACCGTATCGCTATTTAAAGATAATGCAGGACGTAAACTATCTAGCTACGACTGTCATAATCTTATGTGTAAGGTTGGGGAAGTTGTAGTCTCTGGTGGTGTAAGGCGATCAGCTATGATTAGTTTGTCTAACCTTTCTGATGGACGCATGAGACATGCTAAGTCTGGTATGTGGTCGGAGACAGCACCACAGATGGCACTTGCTAATAACTCTGTGTGTTACACTGCCAAGCCTGACGGTGAAACATTCTTACGTGAGTGGACATCTCTTGTAGAGTCTAAGTCAGGAGAGCGTGGTGTCTTTAATAGACTATCAGCAAAAGCACAGGCAAGCAAGTTTGGTCGTAGAAATCCAGATTATGAGTTTGGTTGCAATCCTTGTAGTGAAATTATACTGCGTCCTTACCAGTTCTGTAATCTTACAGAGGTTGTAGTAAGAGCCAAAGATAGATTTGATGACTTAAAAAGAAAGGTTATGTTGGCTACCATACTTGGTACAGCACAGTCTACACTTACAAAGTTTCCGTATCTCCGTAAGGTATGGAAAGATAACACAGAAGAAGAAAGACTTCTTGGTGTGAGCCTTACAGGTATTATGGATAATGAATTAACAAATGGGAGAAAACATGGGCTTAAAGAAACCCTCACTAAACTCAGAGAAGTTGCTGTTGAAACAAACAAAGAGTGGTCAGCTATCTTCGGTATTCCACAAAGCACAGCAATTACGTGTGTCAAACCAAGTGGAACAGTCTCACAACTCGTGGACTCAAGTTCTGGTATCCACCCTCGTCATAGCAGTTATTATATTAGGACTGTTCGTGGTGATAATAAAGATCCTCTTACTCAGTTCATGATGGACAGCCAGATACCTAATGAACCTGACGTTATGAAGCCTGATACACAAACAGTGTTTAGCTTTCCTATGAAGTCACCAACGAAATCTATTTTAAGAAACGACATGACAGCAATAGAACAGCTAGAGATGTGGCTTATGTATCAGAGACATTGGTGTGAACATAAACCATCTGTTACTATATCAGTGCGTGATGAAGAGTGGATGGAAGTTGGTGCGTTTGTATTCAAACACTTTGATGAAATGTCAGGTGTGTCATTTTTACCACACTCCGATCATACTTACCAACAAGCACCCTATCAGGACTGTACAGAAGAGGTATACAATAATTTTAGCAGTAGATTCAGACATATTGATTGGAATGAGTTTACAAAATATGAGAAGGAAGATCACACTAATTCTTCACAAACCTTTGCTTGTTCTGGTGACAGTTGTGAAATAGTGGATATAGGTGCATAGTATGGGAGCAGTAGTAATATATGCAACACTTCTTCTGAACGGTATGGTCAATGTTATTCAGTACAAAGCCGACACGTTCAAGACATATGAAGAATGTATTTCGTATCTACAAAAATACAATCCTCACATTAATAAAACATTAGAGGAACACATATCCAAAAAAGAGAAGGGAGCTACTGTTCTTTTTATTGGATGTTCAGAAAAAAATAAATTTGTTAAAGAAGGAGATTTGACATGAAACACTTATCCAGAAAAGAACGAGGACTAGGTAAACATGATGCCCCACTGAAGATACAATGGATGAAAGGTTACGATGCTTTTGTTTATGGAAAGATTCGCAACCCTTATAGCTCTGACACTATGCTGTACAGAGAATGGGAACGTGGGTTCAATACAGCCTACTATGATAATTTAAGTAGAGGACGAGATGGAATTAGAAAAAGAAGCAAAGGATTTCATGGACAAACGAAGCAGAGAGCCAAGGACTCTGTTCGAAGTGCTGAAAGAAATAAACCACAAGCTAGAAGAGTATGATAAGAACCTAAAAGAAATACGAGAGATGATAAGAAAGATTACCTTGAAGGCATGAGTTTACGCATCTCTTTTTGATAACCTGATCTTGGTGAACCCTGTATTTGTTTCTGTACTTTTCCTGATGTTACTAAAAAGTCTACATCTTTTGCACTTGTTAAGTCTACATCTCTTTGGAACTTGTCGTGAAAATCATTTACTGCAGCCCTTCTAGCGTCTTTGGGTAATTGCTGATATTTGATAATTGCATTTTCTAATGGACTTCTTTTACCTAACTTTGTAGGCTCTAATGTTAATTTGTAACCTGCAACCATACTTTTAACGTAGGCTCTTACGTCTACTAATTTATAATTATTTTCATTACTTTTACTTCTAGCAAAATTATTTTCATCCAAGCTGTTATACTCTATCTTATTATTATCTACTTTCTTCATAGCATTTGGTACTACAACATCTCTCAAAAACTCTTTTAATTTTTCTGCTTCATACTTCCTTGCTTGAGCATTTTTTTCTCGACTTTGAATTTGAAAACTTTTGAATCCTATAGACTCTAAAAACTCCCCTGTCTCTGAATTTCTTGAGATAACTCGTATACCAAACAATTTAGTAGCAGGGGACTCTTGTTTATAGTCCTCTACAAAAGGATCTAAAACTGTCACTCTTTCAGCTTCTTTAGAAGCACTTTCAAATCTAGATAGTTTAGAATTTATTTCATCCAAAAAAGCCTGTCCCGGACTTAATGTTGCAGGAGGTCTTCTAGAATATATTTCTCTTCCCCTTATACCTGCAAATCTCTCAAGCTCTAAAAATTGATTATACGGAACTAACCATGTTTGTGTATAATTGCCTACATACTGACCTAAAGCTTTAGCAGTTGCTACTCCTGCACCTACCTCTTTTTGTGAGTATCCTTCGGCTATATCCGTAAAACCCTTTAATATATCCTGTCCTACACCCATCCTTAATGAAGGACCACCAAAAGTTTGTATAAATTCTTTTGCATCAAACCAATCTGCGAAAGCACCCTTACCTTGCTTCAATCTTTTTTTAGCTTCGCCTAACCATAAAAAAGGACGTAGGGGATGGTTTGCAGAAACATCTATATCTACTTTTCCAGATATATCTGTTTCCATATACTTTTCTGCATCCCCTGTGTAAGAGTATTCTAAAATTCTATCAGCTTCTCTTATGGCTCTTTCTGGATTTTCTGCTCTTATTTTTTTATAGTCTGAAGGAGCATCATCAGATTCTCTGTATTTCATTGCCGCAGTTATAGTTGCAAGACCAACTATATTTCTAGAAATCATTTCTCTATTTTTAGCATCTAGAAGTTTTGCTTTTGGATAAAATAAAGTTCTTGAAACAGCAGGTATTACACCTCCTGAATATTGAGCCATAAGTTCTAACTGACTAAAAAAGAATCGTGGAAAGGGCATTATAGTTGTACCTACGACAGACCTTACTAATAAACCCTCCATAAATTTAAAAGGTCCAAATTCAGGTTTCTTTGAATATGATATATCTAATGCTTTAGTTGTAGAGTCTGTTATTAATTCAGCAAACGATCTAAAATCTGGATTGTCTATTCTTATTTTATCATTGAGTAGCCCCTGTAAACCCCCCTCTGTGTTTAGTGTCCTTACTAAATCTACACCATACTCTCTTTTGGTAAGTTTTTCTAACTCTGAAAAGAAAGCCGTTCTTCTAATTATGTGTTCTTGAATACGGTTAGGTGTATTAAGAGTGCCAACAAAGTCTTCTGCTACCGTTAATAGTCCATCTACACCTTGAGCAGAAGCTCTTCTCAAAAGTTTATCTGGGTAAACTCCTTTTCCTAATGATTCTATGTCTTGTTTAGTTAGTCCTTTTATATTGTCAGGTCTAAAGACTTTTTGCATTTCATTAAGGTTATCAAAAAGTTTTCTATGGTCATCTAAAAATTGTGGTCTTTTCAATACTAAATCTATAAGCCCTTGTAACTCTACTTGATCTTCAAACAATAACTGTACGTTCCTTGTGCTATCTTTCCAATTATAACCTAACTTTAAAAAGTTTGTGTCTGGATCTCTTTTTATATTTACAGGAGAGAAAGCTCCAAATGCTTTGCCCATTTGTTTTACATCAAGAGGACTTTTTACAAGCGAAGCTTGGTATAGTGCTTCATCTGCTATACCTCCTAGAGCTTCCAAAGGAGATCGGATTACAAAAGAACTAGCATTTCTTATAGCTGTCACAACCTGTGATACTAAACCACCTCTACGAACATTTTCAAAGCGTCTAGCAGCATTGTATAAAAAATAGGCTTGTTTAGATTCTTTGGCTTCTTGTAATGCAACCAAACCATTTACATCTCTTTTTCTTTTTATCATGCTTAACTTTTGTAGAACTTTACCTGCTTCAGATCCAGAGCCTACTACAGTCATTATGTAATCTTCAAAAGACAATCCCACTTTATTTAATTCTGCTACTATCTCTGTCCCTTCTATCTCTACATTAGGATCAGCAGCCATCTTGTACAAGTCATCTATTACGTTTTTACTTCTAAATTTTTGAGGATACTTTTTAGATAAGTTACTAGCTAAAGCTACTAGAGCATCAAACTTTTCTGGTATTAAAACAGGCTGTGTAAATGGAGAATCCATATCTGTTCTTAACACTGCACTTGCTTTTCCTAGTGCATCACCTTCCATCACCACATCACCAAAACCAATAATTCTTCTTGATAGCTTTATGTTCTCATCTAAATCTACCGTAGTTTTTCTACCCACTTCTCTGGCTAAATCAGGATCATAACGCATATTACCTTTGTCATCTATATAATGTATCTTTAACCATTTATCATCTTTTCTAGCTTCTAGTAATGTCTTACCTGCCTTTACATATTTTTCTGTTATTCTAGAGTTGTGTGCCAAACCGTCCTCTATAGCAAAGATTGCATTTTCTGCTATGTTTGGGTTTTCGTCAACTATCTTTTTGTTTGCTTCTTCTATCTTATCTAGAAAATCATTGTTTACTCTCCTAGCATTTGCCACACTTATGTCCGTTATTTTTGGGCTAAACATTCTACTGTTCTTACGAAACTCATTAGAAAGTTCTACCTCTTTTTTTATTTGTTTTTGAGTGTTCTTTACAAGAGCCTGTATCTCTTTTGTCAACTTTTTTTCATCTGCTGCTTTTAGAGAAGGTATAAGTTTTCCTTTTTCAAAACCTATATCTTTTGCAGTTATTATATCTCCAAGAGGATTTCTTAATGCTGTTCCAATTTTTACAGGAGCAGATGCTATACCTAAAACAGATTCAGACAACACAGCAGTTTCTCCTAAAAGCTTCATAATCTGTGTTGCATATTCATTGGCATTTTTGTCGTTCTCAAAACCATAGTTAGATTTAAACAAAAAGGAAGCTACGCTATCTTCTACAACTTTTGGTGCTAGACCAAAGCCTAGTTTTTCTTCCATAAATTCATCAGTCTCTTCTATTGAATTTATTGTAGCTGCTATAAAGTCTGTTGTTTTTGCTTGTGCCACAGGAGTGTACTTACTAACGGTGGACATTAAATTTAAAGCAAATCTAGTGCCGTGTCCATTTGTTGTGTCATTAAATAATGCCATCCAAGGAGCAGGTTTACCGTTTACAGTTTTGCTATCATCTAATTCTTTTATCATGG